AAGTATGTCGTTAGGTATAACTCATAAATGGCTAGAGATATTGTAAAGAACCTTAAGTTTAAGAAACATACTGGAAAGTTCTTTGACCCAGAAAAGTTTGCGTCATTGCTTGACGAGTCATATCGTAATACCAAAAGAGCAGACGGACAGATGACAAAGAAGTCATTTAGCCCAAGCTCACTTGGATATGGGCACGGAACATGCCCTAGATATTGGTATATGGCTTTTTCTGGTGCAGTATTCATTGATGACAACGATGCCGTAGCAGTTGCCAATATGGCACAAGGAACCCAGGCTCACGAAAGACTTCAAAAGCTTATTGCTACAATGCCAGAGTGGAAAGCGGAAGAAGAGGAAATTATTAATGAGTATCCTCCCATTAGAGGCTTTATAGATTTAATTATGGAGTACGATGGCGAGACTGTAATTGGTGAAATCAAAACGGCAAAGCAAGAGGTATGGGATACCAGACAATCAGAGATGAAGTCATCAGCAAACCACATGCTTCAACTATTAACTTATATGAAGTTAAAGAATGCCAAAGAAGGATTCTTTCTGTACGAAAACAAAAACACTCAAGAGATATTGATTATTCCAATATCAATGAATGATAAAAATAAAGCAATAATCGAAGAAGCATTTTCTTGGATGGAGCAGGTCTGGGATAACTTTCAGAATGGAGACCTACCAGTAAGGCCATCAGGATCAACTAAGTCAAAGATGCCATGCACATATTGCCCAGTTAAAAAGGCATGCTATGACAACTCTGGTCCCGTTGGCACAGTAGAAATAGATTTATATAAGGTTCCTAAAATATGATTTGTGCCAATACAGAATGCGCTAAAGACTTTGATTCTAAGACACATAATCAAAAGTATTGTTCAGATGAGTGCTGCAGGGTTGCAACAAACAAAAGAATTATGCAAAAGTATTATGAAAAAAAGGCTATTAAAAAAGGAGCAGTCAGGCTTTGTAAAAAATGTAAGTCCCAGCTAAGCAGGTATAACTCTGATGATGTATGCTCTTCATGCCTAAAAGAAACTAATTCAAAGTCTAGAAAATTGTTACAGGATATTATAGATGAAATTAGCTAGCCTAATAAAGACAAGGGCAAATAGGGTTTTAGGTATAGATGCCTCAACTAACTCTATAGCCTTTTGTTTAATGGAAGATGACGTCCCACTTAAATGGGGAAAGATTAATCTTGTAGGCGAAGATATATATGAAAAAATTCACGACGCTAAAAATAAAATGGCTATGATGTTAGATGAACTGAAGAGTGATTATATTGCTGTTGAAGGTGCCATACTTGTCAGATCACCTGATGCTGTGATAAAATTGTCCTATGTCTATGGAGTTGTTATTGCTGAGCTTATGTCTACTGGTGCTAAGGTTATTACTATTAGTCCATCCTCGTGGCAGGCGTACATTGGCAACAAAAATCCTACGAAAGATGAGAAGTCTGCAATAAGACTAGCTAATCCAGGGTATGCGGAATCTTGGTATAAAAATCAGTTAAGAAATATGAGAAAGCAAAGAACTGCTGATTACTTTAATAAAAAATATGGTTTAGAAATTATAGATTTTGATGTTGCGGATAGCTTTGGTATTGCACACTACAGCAACCAGGTGCTTACTAAGCGATGAAGCTTTATCAAAGTAAAGATTGGCTATATAGAAGATACATAGTTCAAAAGAAAACAGTTACAGAAATAGGTAAAGAGTGCGGGGTCTCTGCTATGACCATACAGAGATATTTACAAGAGTTTGGATTGTTGAGAAAAAAATGAGCGAGTACCCAAATAAAGATGGCGGATATCAGGCTTGGATAACAGACCTTCAGTTAATTGCAACAGATGCTCCTTCTGGCCACAAGATCATTAGAGAGTGTTTAGAGATTTCAGAGATGCTTATAAAGAAAAATATCTCATACGGAAACTCAGCACTAGATCCAATTCGCATATTTTCCAAGGCGGATTCAACAGAACAGATTCGTGTCCGCATTGATGATAAATTAAATAGAATTCAAAACGATAAAGCATTTCCTGGCGATAATGATATTGATGATCTAATTGGCTATCTAATTCTTCTTAAAATTGCTAACAAGTCTTAGTCAACTAAAACATGGTATAATTTATATATGAGCGAATTAGAGCCAGCGGTACACTTTGACAGAATGAACAGGGTTGTTCAAGAACTGCTAAAGGGCAACTCCGCAACACAAATAGCCACCAATACAGGATTCTCTAGAAAAGAGGTTCTTGAATATGTTGATGAGTGGAAGTCTGTAGTCCATAACGATACCAATTTAAGAGATCGTGCAAGAGAGGCAATCTCTGGAGCAGACGAACATTATGCAATGCTAATCAAAGAAGCCTGGAAGACCGTAGAGGATGCAGATACCCAAGGACAGCTCAGCGTAAAAGCAGGGGCCCTAAAGCTAATTGCAGACATTGAAACAAAAAGAATAGCTATGCTTCAATCTGTAGGTGTATTAGAGAATACTCAAATTGCATCTCAAATTGCCGAAACTGAAAGAAAGCAAGACATCCTTGTTGGAATCCTAAAAGAAGTGACTGCTGGGTGCCCTAAATGCAAGCTAGATGTTGCAAAAAGATTATCTCAGATAACAGGTATTGTTGAGAGTGTTCTGATTCACGAGTCAGATGTTGTCTAATACATTTCCATTTTCTGCAAGCGTAGACAATTTTAAAAAATTAAGTGATGGCATATGGGTATATAAAAAATTTATTTCTGATCAGGATTGTGATTCTATTACTGGTGTTGCAAGTAGCATCCCAGACAACATGTGGTTTGAAAGAGATTGGTATAAATCTACTAAGAAACAAATAAGCCACCTACTTCCAGTACACAACCATTTAAAATCTATTTTAAAAAAAGATTTTTATCTTGGAGAAAATCTTAGCCTTGTAAAATTTATAAAAGGTCAGACATGGAATCTTCATAAAGATAACCACGACTCAATTCATTTGTTTGAAGCTAACTTAAGTGTAAAAGAGGGCGATACCGTATACCCAGCTGAATATACTACCCATGGCGTTATATTTTATTTTAATGATTATGATGGCGCAGAGATATCATACCCAGAGATTGGAATGCAATACAAGCCAGAAAAGGGTGATATGCTAATTCATAGATCAGACATATCTCATGAGGTGCTGGCCTTAGAAAGCGATATAAGATATACACACTCTAATAAAATTTTTGTATATATTGATGTCCCATTGGGTGTAAAATGAGCTTTGATTTTTCTGACCTAATAGATATTCTGGACGGCGAAGAGTTTGAAGAAAAGCCAGTAGATTTAAGGACATTTGTAAATGATCCAAACTACTTGGGGTTGCCGCCTCTATCAGAGTATCAATACACTTTAATTGAAAAAAGCTCTCAGATTTATAAAGAGTCCACGCTAAAAAAATTATTTGGCGAAGAAGAAGGTGCCACTAGATTTAAACAAACTGCTAATGAAGTTGTAGCACAGCTAGGCAAAGGCTCTGGAAAAGATTATTGCTCAACAATTGCTGTAGCTTACATAGTTTATTTACTACTATGTTTAAAAGACCCAGCAACATATTATGGCAAGCCTCCTGGTGACTCGATTGATATTATTAATATTGCTATAAACTCGCAGCAAGCAAGCAATGTGTTTTTTAAAGGCTTTAGAAGCCGCATAGACAAGTCTCCATGGTTTGTTGGTAAATACTATGCAAAGGCATCTGAAATCCAGTTTGACAAGGCAATCACAGTTCATTCTGGGCACTCGGAAAGAGAGGCGTGGGAAGGATACAATGTTATAGTTGTTATCCTAGATGAGATTTCTGGTTTTGCTATAGACAATACAACTGGTCACGATCAAGCAAAAACAGGTAGCGCTGTATACGATATGTATAGGGCATCGGTAGACTCCCGTTTCCCAGATTTTGGCAAAGTCATTCTTCTTTCATTCCCTAGATTTAAGAACGATTATATACAGCAAAGATATGATGCAGTTGTAGGAGAAAAAGAAACTGTAATCAGGGATCATAAATTTAAGATGTACGAAGAGCTTCCAGACGGAACAGCAGGAAATGAATTTGAAATACAGTGGGAAGAAGACCATATCATATCTTACAAGATACCTAAAGTATATGCTATTAAGCGCCCGACTTGGGAGATCAACCCAGTTAGAAAAATTGATGACTTTAAGACAGCCTTCTATACAAACCCAACAGACGCTTTATCAAGATTTGCTTGCATGCCACCTGACGCAGTTGATGCATTTTTTAAATCAAGAGAAAAAGTAGAAAAAGCTTTTAGCGTAGGACAAATAGCAGTAGATACATTTGGAAGACTGGAGGAGTGGTTTCTCCCAGACCCAGATAAAAAATATTATATCCACGTAGACTTAGCGCAGAAGCATGACCATTGTGCCGTTACTATGGCACACGTTAATAGGTGGGTCAATGTTAAAGTAACAGACACCTATTCACAGCCCGCTCCAATTGTGGAGATTGACGCTGTTAGATACTGGACCCCGACCCCAGATAAATCTGTAGATTTTACTGAAGTAAAAGACTATATTCTGTCTCTTAAAACAAGGGGATTCAATATAGCAGCATGTACCTTTGACAGATGGAACTCTCATGATATGATGCAACAACTAAAACAATATGGCATCAATACAGAGATTCTGTCTGTCGCTAAAAAACATTATGATGATATGGCTATGATCGTTGCGGAAGAAAGACTTATTGGCCCACACATACCTCTGCTTATAGATGAGCTTTGCCAGCTTAGAATAATGAGAGACAAAGTGGATCACCCAAGAAAAGGTTCCAAAGACTTAGCCGATGCTACTTGTGGTGCAATATTTAATTCAATTAGCAGAACTAGATTTGATAATAATCAAGAAATAAATATACATACATATGAGTCGATGAACTACGACAATGATTTTGGGGCAAAAGATGACCCTGATATAACATCTTACAATATGATCAGAGCACCAAGAATGCCTGAAGACTTAAAAGAAGCAATGGACAGGATGCAAATAATATGAGCGAATACCAAGAAAAAGCAAAAGAATGTAAGTGCTGCACTAAGCATGTTCCTCTACCAACCGTACTTAAGGAGTATAATGGAAATGTAGTGTGCCCAACAACGTTTTCAAATATTGTTGAGTATAAAAGAATTTGGGAGTCTTTTGGTTCAAGGCCAATGGGATCAATTAGAAAACATTTTTCTGAGTACGTACAAAGCATAGTAGAAAAAGACTTTTAATGGAAAAACAATCTGATAGTGCTATAGGAAAAGAATTTTCTGATTTTGTTAATGATAAATTTAATTGGAAGAATTCCAGCTATGAAATAATGAAAGTGCCAAAAGGCTATTATTTATATAACATTAACTCTAAGCTTTCCTGGACACCAGAAGATAATAAGGAAGTATATTCATTAAATTCTATGGGTTACAGAACAGAAGAATTTGCAGAAAATAGAAGGATGGTTTTTGCGGGATGCTCACAGTCAGTTGGCGAGGGTGTGGTAAATGATGGAGTGTGGGGGAATATTTTATCAAAAACCCTAGGACTAGACTCCTATAACTTAAGTATTAGCGGAGCTAGCACCCAGATTATTGTTCAAAATCTGATAGGATTTTTTAAAACTTACGGAAACCCAGAATTTTTATTTTGTTTGTTTCCAGAGTTTACAAGAATTCAAATGAAGTCTAGAATAGAATTTATGAAAAGTAGATACGAAAAGGATAAGTATGGCAGAAGAGAGTATTCTCTGGTCCCAAACCACTTCAATCCAGAAAAAGATGTAAAGTATTCTAAAGCCCCTCATATTGCTGAAGACATTATTCCGTCTGAATTATTATTTTCAATAAATCTTGATTATATAAGAATGCTAGAGATTTATTGCAAATTAAATAAAATCAATTTTCGTTGGGGCACTTGGGATGGCGATCAAGACTCTTATTTAAATGATAATATTAGTAAAATGGATTTTAAAGACTACGTATATTTAGAACAAAAAAATTGGTATGATGGTGTAGAAATAGATTCCAATTCTTTTTATAAATACGACCCAATAGAAATAGATTCCAATTCTTTTTATAAATACGACCTATCTGTTAAAGGCAAAGACAAAGATAATCTTTTGATTAACTGCCATGAAGATTTTAAAAACCAGTATAAAAAAAATTTTAATATAGCAATGGACGATGAGTTTAAAATCGGTCAAAGGGGGCACTTCCCAGTCCACAAACATATACATATCGCAGAAGCTTTTGAAAGGTCCCTGCATGATAAAAATTAAATATTTTATTTATACAATAATAAGAAAAATTACTAGAAAAAAAAATAAAGATAAGCCTAGGTTTATTTACTAATGACTATAATATTAGGAATTAATGAAACTTCTCACGATGCATCCGTCTCTTTAATTAAAGATGGCGAGATACTTTTTGCGGGGCATGCAGAAAGATATAGTAAACAAAAAAATGATTGGTATA